TTATGAATCACCTCTTGAAGTTGATATCATGATTAATAACGGTACTACTTGGAAAGGTTATAAGAACGTGACTAGTGATAGTCGTGGATATAATCTTGCTAACACTGATCCATTAGGACCAATTATCAGTACTACTGCTCCAACTAAACATACTGATGGTACCGCTTTATCATATGGTGATATTTGGGTTTCAACTGCAAACCTAGAAAATTACCCTCAAATTTATCGTTGGCAGCGTCTTAATGGAACTGATCAATGGGTGTTAATTAACAACAGTGATAGAACAACTGAAAATGGTATTCTATTTGCGGATGCTCGTTGGGATACTGCTGGTACAGCAGACCCTGCAATCGACGCAAAGCCAACTATTCTTAGCCTATTGACAAGCGATTATCTTGATCTTGATGCTCCAAACCCACAAATTTATCCACGTGGTATGCTTCTTTTCAATACTCGTCGTAGTAGTCACAACGTTAAGAAGTATGTTGCAAGCAAGTTTAATAGCACCAACTATCCTTTACAGAGTCTTCCAAATGTTGCTGCTACTTGGCAGAGTTATAGTGGAAATAATGCTCTTGGCGTACCTTATATGGGTCGTAAGGCTGTTCGTAACGTTGTTGTGAGTGCGCTTAGCGCAGCAGTTGATAATAGCATTACTGCTCGTGAAGATCAACACAACTTTAATCTTCTTGTTTGCCCTGGTTATCCAGAACTAACAGATAATTTAGCTGCATTAAACAATGATCGTCGTCAAACAGGATTTATCTTGGCTGATACGCCAATGGGTCTCACTAGTGATACAACTGCTGTTAATAATTATATTACTAATTCTAATAATGTTGCATCAGATGGTGAAGATGGATTAGTAACAAATGATCCATATACTGCTGTATTCTATCCAGGTGCTGCTTATACTAATGCGCTTGATGGTGTTGGACAGGTAGTTGTTCCAATTACTCATGCAATTCTACGCATGATTGTAAAGAGTGATCAGGCCAGTGCGCCATGGTTTGCACCTGCAGGTAGTATTCGTGGTAAAATTGACAATGTTCTTAAGATTGGTTATGTTGATCGTACTACGGGTCAGTTCTATTCTATCGGAACTAACCAAGGTCTTCGTGATCTTCTATATGCAAACAATGTTAATCCTGTTGCAGTGTTCCCAACAGAAGGTATTCTGAATTATGGTAACCATACTCGTCAAGCAGCAGCAACTGCTCTCGACCGTATTAACGTAGCACGTTTGATTAACTACCTACGTTATAACCTAGAGCGCATTGCTAAGCCACTTGTGTTTGCTCCAAACGACACTATTACTCGTAATGAAGCAACACAAGCAGTAAGTGGATTGTTAAATGATATCGTAGCACAGCGTGGTCTGCATGATTACCTAGTAGTTTGCGATACCACAAACAATACTCCAAGTACTATTGACCGCAATGAATTGCATATTGATATCGCAATTGAACCAACAAAGGCAGTAGAGTTCATCTATATCCCTGTTCGTATCTTGAATACTGGCGCAATTGCTGGAACTGGTGCAGGTCAGGGTGGATTAAGTAACTCAACACCAAGCGTTGCTCTTGGCACAGTAAATACTACAGGTTAATATATCTAACCACAATAAAAACAAAAAAGCCGCTAGTAATAGCGGCTTTTTTAATATACAGCTAAAATAAAACTAGGCAATCTATTATAAATACTTCTAATAGGAGATACAGATGGCAGTTGCATCATTACTCAATATGACAACACCCGTGGCCACTAATAGTGATCAGAGTGCAGGCAACCAAGGCTTATTAATGCCTTTGTTAAAATATCGTTTTAGAGTTACATTCCTTAATTTTGGAGTGACTAGCCCTACGACTGAACTTACAAAACAAGTTATGAATTTTACACGTCCAAACTTGAACTTCAATCCAATTACTATTGATGTTTATAATAGTAAGATGTATTTGCAAGGCAAATCAGAGTGGCAGACTGTAACGTGCGAATTGCGTGATGATGCGAATGGTAGTGTGCGTTTGCTTGTTGGCGAACAGATTCAGAAGCAATTTGATTTTGCTGAACAATCAAGTGCAGTAAGTGGTATTGATTATAAGTTCATTACACAGTTTGAAGCACTAGATGGCGGTAATGGTACAGCAACTCCTAATACTTTAGAAACTTGGCAATTGTATGGTTGCTTTATTCAGGAAGTTAACTATAATAACTTTGATTATCAAAGTAATGATCCTGCGACTATCAATTTAACACTTCGTTATGATAATGCGTTGCAAGTTCCAACAAGTAGTGGTGTAGGTAAAGCTGTAACTAGAACTCGTGGTGCTAGCATAACTGGCTAAAGGTTAATAAAATGAGTTCGCTGCTAGGTTCTTTACTAAACAGCCTTGCCAATAATGGTCAGGTGCATGATTATGCACATGCTGCTCAGATATTTCGTACAAACAACTTTTCAAGAAGTCCCAAGTACAAATATCTGTTTTATGTAAATTTTGTCTTGGCAAGTGATGTTCCACAATATATTAGCACCAGTGAAATTGGTTATCTAGTAAAGAATGTTGATTTGCCTCGTTTTACATTTGATGTAAAGGATTTGAATCAATATAACCGCCATGTTTATATTCAAGATCGTATAAAATATGAACCTGTTAATATTGTTTTTCATGATGATAACAGCAATGGTTTGCGCGAACTATGGCAAAATTACTACAACTACTATTATGCAGATGGTCAATATAGTTTAACCGATTACAATTATGATGATCGTTATCAATCAAGACGCTTTAGTAGTTGGGGGTTAGATAACGGATCGCTAACACCATTTTTTAGTGCCATTGAAATCTATAGTATGTTTGGTGGGCAAACAAATAAGATTACTTTAATGTCTCCTATTATTACCAGTTTTAGTCATGATAAACATGATTATTTTGAAACTCAAGGAATCATGGAAGCAACCATGCAATTACGTTATAATGGCGTAACATATGAGGATGGTTATACCCAAGGTATTCCTGGATTTAATAATAGTTCTGCGTATGATACTAATTTAAGTGATTTAAGCGGACAGTATAGTGGTTATTTTCAAGACCCTAATACTGGACAACTTGTTCTACAACCAGATGGTTTCTTAAATCCTGTACAAACTAGACAATCACAACAAGGTAGTTTTGGTTTTGTAGATCAAGCTTCACAATATTATCCTACTAGCAATATGGGTTTAACTGATTTTGAACTTGCTAGTATAAATTATAATAATAGCACACAAAATGGTAATGCTGTTTTTCCAGTAGCTGATATAAACAGTCCATCCTTTTCACAAAATCCTCCTAATATTGAACCTTTTTTAAATCCAGATGCTGCAAGCGGTTATATAAACCCAGATACAAACAATACATTTGCATCAACAATAAATCCATATCCTGATGGAACTTTTGAATCTGCGTTATTCAATCAAGGTTATAACACAACTCAAATCAATAGTTCTTCCGAATTTATATCGACTGTTCCAACAGCTACGCTAAACCAATATGGATTCAGTAATACTATTACTGCGCAAACATTACTTGCTCAACAATACATTGATAATCCGTCCTCAGTTAATAGTATTGGAACTGTCAATTATGGGCAACCAAGCAGCGTTCCTAGTCAGATTGATTTCACAAACCCAATAAGTCCAGTTAATCCTACCTATAATAGTCAAACATGGCAACAAACACTGTTATCACAAGGTTACAGTAATAGCGAGATTTCATTGGCAGCATCACATATATCACAAATTAACATTGCGCCTGGTACTGATGTTGCTAACATTGCAGAAAATTACATTAAATTTAGTAATAATGCACAAGCATAAATATTTTTATGTCTAACATACCTACGCCATCTACATATAACAGTTCGCAAACATTTTTTAATGGGTATTTTAGTCAGCCCATACAAACAAGTCCTGATGTTTGGGGACAAGTTTATGGTTATTTTTTTACACTGACAAAGAATGCAGATGCTGCAAATTCTCTTGCTCAAAGTGTTATTGCACTAACTCATAATAATAACTTAAACCCATTATCAGTAATACAGCAATTTCAATCTGCTCCAAATTCAAATAATGTTAAGCAGTTATTAATTAGTTTTTTTAACAGCGCAAAAGGTGCTACGAGTAAATTAGGATATAAAAATAATAATTTGGTTAATCCTAATGTAATACGCAACCTACTTCCATGAGTATGAAATTTAGTCAAGGATTTTTTACACCCAAAAACCCAGAAAAATATGCGGGACGTGGCAGCATACGTTATCGTTCAAGTTGGGAACTTAAGTTTATGAATTTTTTAGATGACAATCCTGCAATCAAACATTGGGCAAGTGAAAGCATAAGCATTCAGTATATAAATCCATTGGTTGGAAAAACTAAAAGTTATGTTCCTGATTTTTTTATTGTTTATGAAGACGCACTTGGCAATCAAAAAGCTGAAATAGTAGAAATTAAACCACATAAAGAAACAAGCATGGAAGCTGCTGGTCGTAGTC